AAAACCGATCCAAAGCAACAAATTGATCAGGATGGAAATCCTCGACCAGTTGGCCCAAGCGCGCCAGGATATGGTACTAGTACATCGTAAATATGAAATCATTTAAGTTATTTTTTAATTCCAATCAAAATAGTAAGTTAATTGATTTTATGGAAACTGCAGGAGTCAGTCCCTCATATGCACCTAGGTGGGTTGAGTATGTCGATGAAATTGGTATAAATGATTTAAATTTAGAACAAATTCAATTTAAAGCTAAAGACGGTACATTATATACTATTTCTGATTTTCAAAAAATAATTAAAAATAATACGTCGGAAAGCAGATCGTTTACCATTACTCAATCTCCAGGTGGTATATGCAAATTAAGAACACCTTTTAATATACGATTAGCTCAGTGGGAAATGTCTTGGTCTGAGGAGCCAGAAATAAATCAACGTACTAATGTATTTAAAGCAAATACAGGTAAAATATTAGCTATATATAAATTACTAATTGATACTAACGGGAAGATTGAACTTAAAGATGTAGCAGCAAGAGGTATTGAATATGAGGAAGGACAGGTATTAGCTCTTAATGATGCTATTAAACAATTAAAACCTGAAGTGGGTTATTTAAATCTTATTAACTCTGACAATACTCCTACAGGTATATATTTTGATGAAGCTGTAATGATAAGCGGGATACCTAAAGCAGATTTTGCACTATCTTATAAAGGTCAAGAAGTATATTGGATAAGTTATAAGGAAGGAGATTACTTTAAAAGAGACGATACAACGGGAGAGTTAGTTGTATCACAAAAGGTACCTTTCCAACAGTATGGAGAATTTAAACGCCTATATAAAGGCGAACAAGAAAAGGATCCAAAAAATATTATTCCTATTGCTATCAATACTTTTTGTACAAATATTGTAAACCAAAAAATCGGGCCAACGTTTAATGTATCAGGAGATAAACTAAAAGAATTTATTGATGCAAATGAAGAAAAACTTAGTAAAATTAATGGCATCACCAGTATAATTAATCATTGGAGAAATCGTAAAGTTCGAGAATCAAACGTAACTAAATTTCATTTAATACCTTCTGCGACATATATTGTACATAATTTTTATGAAAGTAACCCTGAAGGTCCTTTATCTATGTTGGCTCTTAAAGGCATATATGGTAATGATTATGGACCCGACCAAGAGTTTGGAATTAATAATGTTAATATTTTATTACAGACTACAGTTGATCAAATAACTTTACAAGAAGTATTACAACACGATGAGCATTTAGGTTATAAAATTAACCCTGGGGAGCGAGGTCATATTTTAAAAAACCCATCTTTACCAGATGCCAGTGAATATGTTCCGGTACTATTCATGAGACATTCTTCAGAGGATTATTTTGCGTTTATTAATATGGACACTGGAAAAAAAGAAGTATTATTAGGTGGTAGGTCTTTTATATATCCGAAAGGTAAAGTACCTGGGAATGCGATAAATATAAACATATAATGAATGCGATCGGATTATATGATACAATGGTGATGGGTTATAGAGTTAAAATACAACCCTATAAAATTAGTATCTTTGATGACGATCATGAAATTGATGGAGACAGAATACCGAATAAGATAATACAATATATTATTGAAGAGGGGTTTTGTGACACTTGGTTAAGAAGTGCAATGGGTATAAAGGTAAACATTTATAGGCAAAAAGAATGTTAGAGTATAAAGAATATTTTCCGCTATATGAAGCTGCAGGTCCAAATAAACATTTGACTCATCTAGAGGAGCTTATTCTCACTAATGGTAAAGAAGGTGCTACTCGAGCAATACAATACTTACAAGCATTGACTGAAGTTTTAGACAGTGACACTCCTAAAGCAGTTAATACAACAGTTAAGTATGATGGAGCGCCTGCTGTAATAGTTGGAGTTGATCCTAATGGTAATTTCTTTGTAGGTAGTAAATCTGTTTTTGCTAAGTCACCTAAATTGAATTACTCTATAAATGATATTAAACAAAACCATTCTCACGCTCCTGGTTTAATAGATAAACTAATCCAAACATTTGTTCACTTTAAAGGTGTAAATTTTAATTCCACTTATCAGGGAGACTTTTTATTTGACGATGAGATTAAAGAGGTGAATACAATTGATGGAGAAGAGCATGTCATTTTTAAACCTAATACAATTGTGTATGCAGTTCCAACTAATAGTGAAGAAGGTCAAAAGATAGTCAAAGCAAAAGTTGGTGTTGTCTTTCATACTGAGTATGATGTTAATTTAGACGAGCAAGGTGTTCCTAGATTTACTACTAAGAAGTTCGGAGTTGATGTTACAAATATCAATCCAGGACCAGATGTTTATGTTAAAGATGCTTTCTTTGAGAGTGATGCTGGTTATATTACTTTAACAGATGAAGAGACTAATTTAGTTACATCATATATTAATAGCGCTAATCAAGCTCTTAGTAATATAGACTTTGATGCAGCTAGTGAGAAGATGTTATCTAATATTAATACATATATTAATACTGAAATTCGTGGAGGAGAGTTCTTAGGTGATAGCGCTGTATCATTTCAAAAGTTTGTTGAATGGTTTACAGGTAGAATTGACAAACAAATAAGTACTCTTAAGAGTGATGCTGGTATAGCGAGAGCTACTAAAGCAAAAGATACATTACTGTCTTTAGTAGAGGCTGCTAAAGAAGATATTTTAAATATATTTGAATTTCAAAAAGTAGTTAAACAAGCCAAAGATATATTCATACAAAAGTATAATAATATGATGCAAGGAGTTAGTATGAAGCATTATTTATTTGAACCAAATGGTGACTTAGTAGTAACAGAGCCTGAAGGTTACGTCGCTATAGACGCTACTGGTAATGCTGTTAAGTTTGTTGATCGATTAGAGTTTAGCAGAGCTAATTTTGCTATTGATACAGACGCTAAGTTCAAGAAGAATTAGTGGTTTCTTAAAATAATCCTGTAAGTATATTTACAGGATGACTATCGTTTTTAATCTATTTGACTCAGAATATAGCGGGAGGTTTCTAAAGTCTTGGATTAATCTAACTACATATCTAAATCAAACTGGAATCAATTATTATATATCTCATCACTCAAGCTGTAATGCTTTTTATGCAAAGCAAATGTGCTTAGGTGGTAATGTATTAGCAGGGCCAAAACAAGTTCCTTTTCAAGGAAAAATAAAATATGATATATTAGTCTTTCTGAGTAATAAGATTTCATTCAACCCGACTCAGTTTGTTAAAATGTATAATAAGTTTAAAGATTATAAATTTTTATCAGGTCGTTTAGACGGTAGATATAAAAAACTATCACAAGATGCAAATTATATTATTGCAGATTATTTAGATTTCGATCTCGTTTTTGTTCGTAAGGGAGTATTTGAGCAATTTGAATATCCATGGTTCCGTCCTCATATATGTACAAGGGAACAAGAACAACAATTTATTGATATTGATATTTGTAATCGTATAAAGGAGCAAGATATAAAATTAACAATAGATAAATCAATAGATCTTCATGAAGGAGATTTTAATTTCGTATCGGTAATATGAATAAGACGATAATTATATGTTGCCCTGGTAATACCTTTCCTGGTAAATTTATTACCTCTTTAACTCATTTAATTAAACATTTAACCAATAAAGGATTTAATGTAAAGTTTTGTACTACATATTCTCGTAACATCTATGAGGTTCGAAATAAATGTTTGTTAGGTAAGCCAGAAGATGGTTTAGAACAAAAATTGTTTAATGGTCTTGAGTATGATTATATTTTATGGTTAGATGATGATGTAATATTCTCACCAGGAGATTTTGATAAATTATATAAAGAAGATAAAGATGTAATTTCAGGATTATATCTTATGTCAGATAATACACATTTCGCTGCTGTCGAGCTTTGGGATGAACAATATTTTCAAAAAAATGGTTCATTTGAATTCCTACATAAAGGACATATTAAAACTAGGTTATTACCGTTTAAAGTAGAATATGTTGGTTTTGGTTTTCTTTTAATTAAAAAGGGAATATTTGAACAAATAAATTATCCGTGGTTCGAACCAACATATTTAGAAATTAAAGACTGTAAAGATTTTTCTATGGAGGATGTTACTCTTTGTCTTAAACTCAGTAAATTAAATATTGATATATATGTTCACCCTGAAGTAGTAGTCGGACATTATAAGCAGATAGAAATGAGGATATGACTGCAGAAACTCCTGAAGAATTTTGGTATGAGAATTTAAATAAATACCGAGATATTGAAACGGTTAATCCCTTTCCACAAAACATAATTGTTACGTCTTTAGTAAAGATGTCTCAAAACGATGTCGTTGTTTTAAAAGGACATTTAAAAGACGATCAGAGCTTAGTTTTAACTTACCCTGTTCATAACGGTATGGTAAGAAACTTCATAGGTGTAGGTATAGGATATTGTTATTATAATGCTGATACATCATTATAATTATATGAGTTGGATTATAATTTACCTATGAATGATGACTTTGTAATTGATCTACTCACAAAAAGTCACGCTTGGGAGATCCATGAGTATTGGGACTTATCTGGCTATTAGGAGATAAATAATTATATGCCAGTAAGTAAAGATTTCCGTGTAAAGAAAGGATTAGTAGTAGGAGAGAATATTGATGCTACTTCCGGAAATTTATCTGCTATTAACGTTGATGCCTCTGGTACATTTTCAGCTGGAACGTTTGAGCCAGTAGATGTTACTGCTACTGGTTCTGTTAGCTCTCCTAGTATTAGTGCCGATAATATTTGGGGTAATATAAAGGACGTTACATATTCTGATTTAACTTTATCAGGTACAACATCCGCTACTAGTCTTAGTGCAGAGAGTCTCAGTGCTATAAACATCTACGGAAACGTTACTGATGCTACATATTCTGATTTAACTATAGCTGGTACAACATCAGCATCTACTATTATGCTTGATTCTGGTACAACTGTTTATGATTCTGATCAATGGGCGACTGGAGGAGTAACTATGCACTCTTCATACGCTAATATTGGTCATGGTGGTGAACTTGCTCTTTTTACTATACCAATGGCAAAATATAGATCTGGTAAGTGTTTAGTTCAAGCAGTAGCAATGGGTGTCGGTACTAATCCATCTGATCAATACGCTGAATTGTCAGAATTCTCATTTATACATAATGGTACCGACGTACAATATATTGAATCCGCACCTGTCTCAGTTGGAGATACTGCGTTAGCGACTTTGTCTGCAGATATAGTTAATACAAATGTAGTCATTAAGGCGAAGGCATCCTCACCAAATAATAATACTGTTCAGTTTATGAGTACTATTACTCTCTTACATACTACACAAGTTTAGTCCGTTTCTATTAAATAATTAAGTAAGTGGATAGTGGAAACTTATGGCTAAGAGACAATTTATAATTAAGGACTGTGTAGGACTACTTAATAATACAGTTATTGGAGGGAGTTCGTATACAGAAGGCGCTTCTGCAAAACTTCATGTTAAAAGCGGATCGAGCTGTAGTGGCTCTAACCTCGGTAATACCAATGGGTTACTAATAGAGACTAGTGGATCATCTAGCACGTGCAACGCGCTAACTATCGCCACAGGATCAAAAAATATCTTTGGCGTAACTGAATCTGGTACACTTAGTAGTGTGGTTGGTAACTTTACTACAAGCTTAAGTACAGCAGCTTTAACAGGTACTACAGGTGATTTTACAACTAGCTTAAGTACAGCAGCTTTAACAGGTACTACAGGTGAT